TGAAGGCCGGATTTCTGGAGAACATTTTCTGCTATCCATGTGTTACTCGCTGCGTCATATTGTAAAACCGCACCATCGGTAGCATTATTAAAATTTACATCATTTAAATTTGATAATGGTGATGTTTCACCAGTACTAACTGTAATGACTTGGGGTCTATTAGATAATGTAACCTTAGTTTTCATTTTGTTACTCCTGGATTGATAGTAGCTACTCCTTCAATAACTCGTGTTTTAGTTCCACCAGTAGAAGAAATAACAACGTCATAAACATATCTACCTTGTTCGATGTCAGTAGTAATAGCTGAAGTCATTGATAGTGTTATTTTTCCATCTGATCCAATAGCTACATTAAAATCATGAGCCGTAGAACTATAATATGATTTTTTCAATTTGGCTTCACCAGTGTACCCAGTCAAATTCCAAGCAGTGTTGAAATCATCAAAGATTACAACTTCTGCTGAAAAATGAGTTCCTTGATCAATGTAAAGGTTGTGTACTGCCGCCATAGAAGTTTACCACTTATTTTTATTTATATTAAAAGGTAATTTCCTTAGTATTTATAATACTAACTAGAAATTAAAATTTTTAACAAATTTTTTATTTCATTAATTTCATTTTTTAATGAAGAAAGGTCAGACTCAATATTATTAATTTTATTTTTTTCAAACTCTCTCTTTTTATTAATAGAAATATATGTATTATATTCGTCAATATTTTTATTGACGATTGCTTTACTTGATGAATCTCTAATTAGGTCTGAGTGACCCTCAACTTTAATTTTTTTCATATTACAATGCAAGAGCAAGGGCCCTAAAGTTTCTAACAATTGGTACATCACTTTGATCATTACCAATCATAACAAGTTTTATACTAAACTCCTGAAACTCTCTCAAAGATTTTATTTCATAATCAAAAGCTTTAAAATCTTTTTTGTTTTTGGATACTGGATATGATACTGTAGGTATTTCAATATAGTTCATATCATTAAATTCTCCAGGAGTAGAATCTCCTTTAATTTTAACAAAAATTTTAATATCATTATGTTCTGTCCTAATACCATCAAAAAGAACTTTTACAGAGCTTGCAGAAGTTTCTAAAACAACTTTTTTAGTAATATAGGAGGAATGTTTTCCACCGGATGGAGTAAGTTCGGAATTTATATTAAGATCACCATCTACATCAACTTCTTTATTAAGTCTATTTGTAATAGTAACAATAGAAGACCCTGCAATATCTAACACTGGACTTACCCTATCGGAAGTAGTTGACATATTTACATATGTAGTTAATGTTCCTGATGAACCTGTTTGATAGGTACTCTTATTTGGATCAGATAGAATTAATTTTGGTTCATCTAATAAATTTTCTACTTTATTATTGATACTTTGTAAAGGTCTAAGATCAAATGATTGTTGCGAAGAGTTTCCAATACTTGTTCCACTAACTGATGTTATTGAAAAATCAGTTGTGGTTGCAGTTGGTGACATTACATTAAAATTAGGTGTTATTGTTTCATATTGAATATTTCTTGTAGCGGTTACAAAACTACCGCCAGATTGTTTTGTTCTATTTGCAATATTTGGTACAATAATTTGATATTCATCCAAACTAATAATATTACTAATTGTGTGAGTAGTATTTAATTGAGAAGATATTATACCATTTATTTGATATGGTTGTACAGAAGTTCCAGCCGAATGAGTTACAGCTTGCGTACCTAGTTTACCTCTTAAACATCCAGTTAATTGTGATGCAGCAATTCCAGTGTACGTAATAATTTCATCACCAATTTTAGCAAATCCAGGATTTATACTAGAAATAGATTGGTTATTTATAGTGTTCCAACCGTCATTAGATGCATCATATCCTATTGTTCCAAGAACATCTGCAATTGGAATTGTTGAATCGTTTCCTGAAATTCCTGTAGATAATGAAGCGTTTGGTAAGTCAGAATTTACTCCAGAAATTTTTACTTTATTACCAGCATCATGCATACCATGATTTGGTTGGAACACTGTAACAATAGATGAGTCACCAACAAATTTTAGTGGATTTTTATTTAATTTTTGATCTATAATTGGTATATTTGGTAATACAGCAGTGTATGTAGTATTTGTATTAAATTGTGCTCTATTCATTATAAATTTAACATCTTCATATTGATCAGGTGTCCAAATACTTTGGTTCGATGATTTATATAACACACCAACATAAGGTTGTTTATCAATAAACAGACCAGTAGTAACATCAGTTTCGCCTAATCTAGACACCCACATATTATAGTTTTTATTGGTTGTTCTTATAATGAATGAATATGAATTATTACTTGATAAGAAAATTGGATTGTCAAAAACAAATGTAGTGCTTTCGGAAGCATCTGTAGACGTTTTTACATCTTTTGATTGAACAGTGACAATAGAACCTGGTAATATAAAACTAGTTGGAGTACCATTTTCCATAGTTCTAATGTCAATTGTAACTGGTTGTATATCGTCTTTTGACAAGAAGAAAAGTTCAATGGAAGTAATAAACACACCTTCTTCACCAATAAAGAAAGATTGTGCGATAGGGTCATGACCAGCTGGTGCCGGTGGTGGATCTGGAATAAATCTCCTTCTTTCTCGTGTGATAGCAGTAGCAGTTAGTTCAGGAGCTTCGAGAGTTGTAATGTTTGCAGTTACATTAAGTTCTGTACCTTGCGAATAATACTGACCTATTGCATATGAACCAGTAATACCCTTGACTTGTAAATTTCCTGGAATATCTGATATTGAGAAAGTTAAATCCCCAGTTTCAAACGTAGTTGGTGGAATTAAAACGAATGCATTTAAATTACCAAATCTATCGGAATATAAAGATTGTTGATTTTCAGATCTAGCAAAAGCACCCGAATTTCTTCCAATAATCATAAAGGTAGTACCTAAAATTGTTGGATTGATATCAGAATTATCTTGAGATCTTATATCATCTATAGCAAGAATAGATGATTGGGTTTGATAACCATCAGAATTAAAATCACTAGAGTTAATATCAGAACTATCTCTAAACAAATTAGGATCAACAACTGTTGCCGATAAATTATTAACCACCGCAGCTCTAATAATATCATCATTATAAACTGGAATTAAATCAACTTTTTCACCAAGTATAAATTGTCCAGATTGATTAGTAAGATTTGATAGTACATTAGGATAAATTATATCAGCTGATTCAGTATCATCAATATAAAAGTAAAATCTTGTGTTTGGTTTTAATAATGTTGCATTAATATTAACAATTCTAGATCTAGAGTATTTAATATCAATTACATCTTGAATTGTATCACCAGATTCAATATCAAAATTTAAACTACCTACATCGTATTGAGTACCTGGCATGATATCTACAATAGTAGTACCTCCTCCACCCCTGGTACTGCCGCCTGAACCAAGATTCCAGTTACCCCAAACTTGACCACCTGGCACAGTTAAATCAAATAGGGCAGTATATGAGTCAACTAAATTAATATTTTGTCCCTCTACAATTTCTCTTTGTGTATCATACCAAATATCTTTTTTGGGGAAAAGATCCATATTACCAACCCAAGAAAAGACTTCATACGGGAAAAGATTTTCAACTCTACTAGAATAGACTTGCGAAACTAATGGAGTTTCTTCATATGGAATAGTTACATAAGTTCTATTTAATTTTGCAGAACTGGATGAATCGTCAAAATAAAATCCAGTATTATTTACAGCAGGATATGGTCTTACAATATTTTTTGTTAAGTCAAGAGATGCAGAAAAGTCTGGATTTGATATATCAGCAACATCTGTTGAATTAAAACCATCTACAACAAAACCATTTTTGAATCTATTTCTACCTTCGTCATCAAGAATATTTAAATTATTTGTATTAACTTCAAGTAAGGTTAGTGAAGTATATTTTTCTACATTAGTAAGTCTATCTTCCAACTTTCCAATATCTCTCATTGTATAATTTCTTGTTTTTTCAAAAGTAATTTTAGCATCCCCAACATTTTTTAAATATGGTGGAAGATTAATTGTAGCAAGCAATAGTCCTACTGAATCATCTTCAGCTAATGCTGGTTCAATAGAATCTCCGCCTTGCACAACTCTTAATTCACCAGTTATATAACCATACTTTTGATTACTTGACGTTAGATATACTTTATCAACTCGACCAGTATAAAAATTATAATCTAAACCAAATATAGATCCTGGAGTAGGAACTTTTTGGTTGGATGGGGTGGGTGATGTGTAAATATTAAAAGCAGAAACAGTTTCTATAAATGGACTACTAATAGAACCAGAAGTAGCACCCTCAATAGATGATTCTGTATAATATCTAAAATCAATTATATCAGCCATTGATGCATACTTATACGACAAAGGAATATCTGAATATTCTAAATCACCATATGACTCTACCGAATAAAAATCATTTTCTAAATTTTCGTGTTTGAAGTAATCAAATACAACAACAATTTTTTGAGTAGGTTCAGCTGCAGATGATTTTCTAACTAATTTTGAAATTCTATAAAAATCATCAGTATCATTTCTAACAAATTTAAAATCATCTGTCACATCTTCATATTTTCCATAATAAGACTCCTTAATAAAAATACCATCAATTTTATCTGTTGCGATAATGTTAATTGAAATTGCTAAATTTTTTCCAGTCTGAAATCTTGAAGTCGAAAGATATTTGATATAAACTTTATTTGCACTAACTTTAGATATAACTCTTGCCCTAACTGTACCAAGTGTTAAAATATCTCCCTCATTAATTTGAGAAGAGTCATTTAATACAACAGAATCAAATAATTTTTCTTTATCGTCACTATCATTTAAAGCTTGATGTATAGCGTGTACTTTAATTACATCTGCGTATTTTAAAGAAATTTCTTTATCTGTAAATCTAGTGCCATATTTATCATTAGCACTAGATTTAGCTAACTTTACTGATAAAAATTTATAAGATTCTTTTGTTTTCTTTCTTACCGTGGGATTTGGAAATCTTACACTGTAATATATAGTTGCTGACGCACCGGCAGATAACCCGGTATTTGTAATTATAGCTATATTACTCGATGATAAAGAAGCATCAAAAGATACTGATGTTGATCCCGCAGTAATAGTAATACTACTCGTGTCAATTGCTGTACCTGTTGCGGATTGAATCTCAAACTGCCCTCCAGCACCTGCAGTTTTCGTTTCAACAATCAAATTGTTATTTACGTATGGAAAATTTTCACCAACAGATTTAACTGGGTTTAATGAAATTTTACTAGTAAATCCGGTTTCTGACGAATATAATTTACAAATTTGTTTACGTACACTATAATAAGTTCCGTTTGCAACTGAACTTGATAGAGTAACTTCAGTTCCATCAGAATTGATACTATCAACTTCTATAGCAGCTTCACCACCAATTTGTATTTTAGATTTTTCAGATAATTCAAAGTTGAATGAGGTATTGATGCCATTTAATTTATTGCCTCCTGTAACTGTAAAGGAAGAACCAGTTATTGGTAGAGAATCTAACTTAACTATACATGAAAATGAAACAGATCCAATCTTTTCAAATTTTCTTACATTTTCAAGTAAATATTTTTTAACGTTAGTAATACTAACACCAGCAGCTAAATCTGCATTACTAGAAGAAATAGACTCTCCAGATATAAAAGTACCTGTAACCTGAGTTAACTGTAATAATAGTGTACTAGTAGTTATTAAATTAATAAATCCAGTAGCTCCAGATGTATTACCAGTAATAAAATCACCTTCAGATATACCAGTAAGCGAACTAACAGTTAAATCCTCAAATATTGAAAGACTGTTAATATATAATCTTTCAGAGTTTACTAATCCTACAGATTTTGCAACACCAATTGCAGTATTATCAATGTCTTTTAATATTAAATTGTCACCTAATTTTACAGTACCTGAAATTTCAGGTAGATTATTAGAATTTTGTGCTATCTTAACATAAGAACCAATCTGTAATACAGTACCTTGATTATTAATTGATTGAGTTTTTCTTGGTTTTCGGACTAAAGTATATTGTTTTCTTTCATTTAAAACTTCAAATCCTTCAACATATGCTTTACCTTCTGATAATTCAATAGCATAGTAATCTTTTCCTATAATATATTGAGTAGTACCATCTGTATATTCATTAGCACTAACATTGGATAAGGAAGCACCTTGAGGTATTTCATCTACAATTGTTCTTCCGTCATAAGAAATTTCATTAGCAAAATATACACCACCATTTACACCATCATTTAATGCTTCTCTAATTTTAATGTTGTATGGTTGTGTTGTAAAACTACCATGATTACTATATGTTCTTCTAGCTAAATTCTTTTCTAGTTGAGAATATGCAGATTGATATGCATCAGCCTGTTGAGTTATTATACCATCTTCAAATCTCATCAACTCGATAAAATTAGAATTTTCAGTTATTAATAAATTTTGTTTTACTAATTCTAGGTTAAATTTTAATCTATCGGCACCAGGAGAAGCAAAATTTGTAGATCCCAATGAATTGTCATATAATGTATCATCTTCTTCAGAACTGACAACATTTTCGCTAATTTGAAGTCCTACTTTATATGTTGGTCTTGTATTATATTGTTCTAATATAATTTTTTGTGGTAAAACCTCTACAAAAAATCCTCTAATAAAATAAACACCAGAATTAATATTTACAGTAGAACCAGTATATGAAGTTGAATTTTGTACAGTTGTAATAGCTAAAGCTGTTCCTTCATCATCTAAAAGAATTTCATTATTTTTAAATTCTTTTATTTGTTCATTATTTTCTTCAATACCACCATAATTATATGCAACATATAATGTTGTTGTATCTTTTTCAGACATTGATGCTGATAAAGTACCTGTGACTTCCGCTTTAACCCCCGAAAAAGCGCCTGTTAAAATTTTTCCTTTTAATGCTTCCAGATATGATTCGACAGTAATTCCATTAATTAGTGGTTGAATTAATACTGCTCTAGCAGACATATCATAGTTTACATTACCAGGTATGACAAGAGAACCATCTTTAAAAATGTGCTGACCAAATTTTTCTACTTGATTTTGTAGTATGGATTGTAGAGTGTTAAGTTCTCTAGTTTGTACAGAATATCCTGGTTTAAATAATACCTTTTGATAATTTTTTGAACTATCAAAATCATCAAAATATGGAGATATTCTAAGATTTGTTTCCTGCATTTATAGGACCTTCAGGGGATTGCTTTTTTATTATTTATTTTAAAATTCTACGACCAATTTGATATCTTCAACTTGGTCGTTTGATCTATTTACTGCTTTTCTGTTTTCAACATAAATTACGTTACCACTATTTTTTTTAACTTCTGGAGTAGCATATCCACTAGCAAATGTAACACCAAAATATGATCCTGTGCCACCAGGAGTACCTGTAATGTTTCCTTGTGTGGTTGTGGAAGAAATTTGATTATCGCCACTAAATGGTACTAATTTATACTTATTTTGTCCAGTTTGATTTGATTCATCAATAAATTCGTTTTGATAATACTTTAATACTTTAGTAACAGAATCCCAATGAATTACTCTACCAGCAGCACCAGTTGCAGATTGGGTTATAATCTTACCTGGTTCAAAATCACCAGTAGGAGAACCAGATCCACTAGTTGGAAATTTTAATGAAAAACAAGCAGTTGCTGTATCTGTAACTAAATCTAAATTACTTGGTGTTTGTGGATCTGCAATCAATCCATATCTTCTGAACTGAGAATCAACTGGAATATCACCATCGCCATCTAGAAATTCTAGAGATTTATTAATCATTACTCTATATCCACCCAACTCTAATGCAGGATTTGATCCATGACCACCCGGAGGGGAAATTATTGTTTCAACTGATCCATTCAATACAGAAGAAGAACCCGTTCTACTAACTGCGTTTGCAACACTAGTATAAGCTTCTCCAAGAAGAACTGTTCCTCTAGTATAACCTGCACCAACTACTTCTAATGCAACATTATCAATTTTACTAGCGTTTGAACCAGATGCTGGAACTATAACTCTTGCAATTGCACCAGTAGTACCATCACCAATAATAGGGCAATAATAAGTATTCGCACTTAAACTACTACCTCTATTAGTAATTACTAATTGCTCAATTGATCCTTCAACTGCAGCAGCAGTAACTGAACTATCAGATTTTACTGGTATAAAATCACTGGAAACAAATCTAATATAATCTGAAATATTAATCGTATACATGTACTTCCATCTATATCCATCACTAGAGCTTTCAATAATACTCGTAGAAGTACCTGTTGGTTCTACTTTAGATTCTCTAGCATCCGGGAAAGATGGGCTAATGCCATTGTAAATACACTTATATACTTGATAATTACTGTTTATAACATAAAATTGAGAATCATATAAACTAGACTGACCATTTAAAGATAAATTATCTGGTGTATAATTATTTTTATACATATCATACTTAACATTCTCCTTCCAAGTATTTCTTCTAATTACTTGTGAAAGATCTGTTCTATTAACTCTCTTCATAGAAATCATATCATCATAAAGTTCATTCATATCATTAAATGAATCAAATGGTGCCGGTGGTTCAAATTCGCTTACTCCACTAACTCCATCATATCTTTCTATAGGCCAAGGTTGAGATCTCCCAGTAAAGAGATAAACTTTACTTCTAAATTTTAATGCGGCCGCATCGCTATCTGCAACTGGAATGTTTGAAGAATCATATGGTTCTTCTAGAGACTCTATAAATTGTTCAGCGGCAAAAACCCTAAAATTATCAGTGACTAGTGAAGGCATTACTTTTCCGGTTCCTCTTTTATACTTTTATTTATCAGAGATAATTGTCGAAATATACAGAAGTTCCTGTTGTTTGGTGAGAAGATGCGGATGTTCCGACAACTCCTCTAGTAATACCAGTTAGTGTATTACTAGTAATTCCTGTATATTCAATAACCTCTTCTTTTTCGTCAGTTCCATTGAGGATAATGACGCGATGACTATCATAACCAGTTCCAGGATTTTGAATATTAATACCTGTTAACATACCAGACACATTTAGAACTGGTTCAAGAACACATCCAGAACCACCGCCACCAGTTACTGTAATAGCAACATCCCGATCATCCATACTAGAACCGGCTGAAAGTATTTCCATACCAGTAATTTTACCATTAAAAACTTTAACATTATTAATTTGAGCAACAGTACCAGAATTAGAAGTTACTGTTACTACTGGTGGATTACTTGATAGTCCAGTAGAATTTCCAAGTACTACAGTAGTAGATGAATTAGTTAGAGCAGTATTAAGTTTAGTTGATTTTCTAACTTCAGATTTGTGTAGTGGTTGTTTCTTATATGTTGTCGCATAAACTGTTGCAATAGCAGTATGATCATTATAAACATTCCTACCAGGATATTGCAGTTCTATTGACGATGCATCAACAACGTTGTCTCCAATAAGAGTTTTAACACGAGCAACAGCTTTTGCACCAGAACCAGTTCCTTTTGTACGAATTACAACAGGATTCTCATAATATTCACCACCATTTGTCATTGTAAACCCGGTAACTATTCCACCAGAATAATTTGTAGTGGCAACAAATCCCGAAGGAGTATTTCCCTCTAATGATCCTTGTCCAAATACAGACACAATACCATCTACCGAAGTTGTAGTTGCTGTAAATATATCACCAACTCCTATAGACACCCAAATGGTGTCACCATTTGAGTCTGTGGTTTGAATATTAACTTGATTACCATCTAACTTATAAATTTTATAAGTGTTTCCAATAATAAAGTTGCCATTTTTTATCATTTCTCTGGTATTCATCACAGTAGGAGACTCAATACCCTCTACATATCTAATGTTTTCTTCACCAGAAATATAAAGTTCATCTCCAACAGATAATTGATTAAGTCTACTAAAGACTTTTACATCAGAAGCAGTTCCACGGAAATCCAAGAATGATAGTCTTGATCCTGAAACACTATTGACGAAAACTATATTATTATTATCAATATAAAAATCATATAATGGACTTAAAACTTTTCCATCTTTAATAACAATTATTTGATTTTCAAGTTCTCTAGGTCTCTCTATATGAGCATTTGGATAATAATCATTACTTGACTTAGTTAGTGGGAATACAGTTCCAGAACCACTTGCAATGGTGTCTAACTTATCAAAGGATCCAACAGATCTCACAGAAATAACATCACTAGAAACCGGAGCACTAGTAAATTGAATTTGACTTTCATTATCTCCAGTTAGTGTATATTGATAACCTGGTTCTAGTAAACCACCATTCTTTGTAACTAGCAAACTTGTAGGATCTGGTGTGGAGTCGTCAGAAACTGTACCTGGTGGCATAAAGTTTTCTTCTCCATCAAACATGTTAAACATGGTCCTCGAACCATCAAATGGAGTGTGTATTTCATCTAATAGATTGAATACTCCATTAAATTTAATTGCAAATAATGTACCAGATGTATGTGTAGTGTCCAATGTGATAGTATTATTATCATTCCAGGTAAACCCACCTGTTTCTGCAAATTTCCACACATTGTTTGAAAATATAACTAATCCTTCTTTATCATAATTTGAAGAATATGTATCGACAAGATTATAAGTATTTCCAGATACATTTGTTAAGCTCTTTAATTCGTTACCATTCATTTTCACAAAGAAAATTGTATCTGATAATACAGGAGGAGTGGTAAAGTCAACCTGTCTGTTATTAGAAATTAAATTATATTCTGTACCAGGATCTAGTATAATTCCATTTTTAGAGATAAGAATATCAGCATCTTCAGATACTTCACTAACAGACCAATTATTTTCGTTCTGATAGAGGTTAAATATGGTTCTGGTGCCATTTGGACAATTTTCAAATACATCTAATAGTAATAATGTTGGATATTTAGTAATGAAAACCTGAGTTGGATTTAAACCATCTGCATGGGTTAAAGTAATTGTATCATCATTTGTTACTATAAAATCTCCCTTACGTTTGAATCTTGGAACACCATCAGCAAAAACAATAATATCATCTTCTAAAGCAAATATAGAACTTAGTGTATTAGATAATTGATAAGTTTTTGTATTAGATGTAGAACCAGTTTGAGTAAATGATAATTCATCTCTACTATGAACATATAATAGATATAAATCTTCTAATTCTGTTACATTAGTTGTAAATTCAATATAACCATGTCCAATAATATAGTCTTCAGTTGGATTTTGAACAACACCACTTCGTATTACCATAACATCTGCTGAATCAAATCCAATAGATGGATTATATGGTTCATACTTATCTGTAGGATCACTTAAACTTACAAATCCTAACTTGTACCTATTTGGTTTAATTGTAGTACCATAAGATGTAGTTTGTGCAATTTTGTTATAATTATCATCAATATAATCAACTTCGTTTGTACCACCACCAATAGTAATCATATCAATCTTATCACCAAGTTCAAGAGTTGCATTTGGTGTAAATGTTATGGTAGAACCAGATGTTGTGTAAGCAATACCATACTCCTGAACAATACCATCAATTGCAACTAAGATTCCAGAATCTGTATATGGAGTAGTAGCTAATCCACCAGAAGTTATGTTATACGTGAGAGTTGAAATATTTGATACAGTGATTTCATCACATTGGTTAAACATAGTAGGAGCACTTCCCCCATATGCATAGATTGAAACTTTATCAGTTGATAATGATACATCATCAGTAAAATTAAAGGTGTATAATGAAGAAGCTGAAGTTACTGTATATGCACTATTTGGATTTTGTTTAACACCATTTACAAATATAATAAAGTTATTGGTTGTTAGACTTGAAAAATTAGTGGAAATTGTATTTGAATTAACTTGACTACAACTAGAAGCAGTTTTTGACAATACGTCAGAATTTACAATATTAAAAATAAATATTTCTTCAGTAGTTTGTGGTGCGGTATCAAAAATAATTCTAGTATTATTTGGATTATTTAAAATAGTATAAGTAGTGGTAAATTCTTGATGAACTCCATTTCTAAAAACTAATATATTATTATTGTTAGATATAGGAAGTGCTTGATAATTTCTAGTGAGTGCAAATTTCGTTCTAATACCATTTACATAATTTCCAAAATCAAGTCTCTGATTTTTTGTCAAATTATTATATGAGAACCATGCAAATATTTTTCCTTCTTCATCTGCAGTTGGTGATTCAGAGAAATTAATTTGCCAAGTTCCAGTATTACTATTTTCAGCAAGAACATAATCTACACCAGGTTTTTGCATCACACCATTTCTTAACATATACAAATGTAAATTAGCAACTGATGTGTAATTAGATATTGCACCATCAATAGCAAATGGGAAAGAAGTTCTTACTCCATTAAAACAATACAAATCATCAAACATTACATTATTAGTGCTCACTGGTTGTAGTTGTCGATTAAAATAGATTAAATTTATATCATCTGAATTTATTGGAGGTGTAACAAAAGTAATTTTATTATCATTTACAGATTGTGTCTGTGAATCTGGTCTCTCTAGTTTATTATTTTTAATTTTAAATATATCACCAACATTTCGGACATACTTAGGCACACCACGATCAGAAAGGTTAAATGTTGTCCTTGATCCATTTTGTGCAACATTTAATCTATCAATAATTGCACAATTTTCATTATTGGTATTTGAAGAATATCCACTCACAAAATCAAGTATTGTGCATTTTTTAGTGGAAGCATAAACTTGAGAGAAGTTAATTGTACTACCAGAAACAGAATATTGATCGTGATCTAAAATATCATCATCAATATAAACAATTAAACTCTCTTCTCCATTACTTGTTATATAATTTTCACTATTGGTTTTTAGTTGGAAAGATTGTGTAGACCCATTAAATGATATAGCATCTATTACCTCAACATAACTATCAGAATGACTAGGACTTGTATACGTAAACTTAGTATCAAAACCTTCAACTTTAGTAGAACTTACCGGAACAATAGTTCCATCAATTGATTCTTTTCTAATTTCATAAATTAATTCTGGTTTCTTTTTGGAATTGGACTCAATTTTTTCTAAAAATGTAGTTTTTTCACACGGAAGTTGTTTTATTATTTTATTTTGATTAATAACTGATCCATCAATTACTTGACAGTTAATTGTACCATCATAGTACCATCCAAATAATTCATTGGGTGGAATAGATTCTGAAAAAGTAACTATATC